ATTGCTAGTGCTATGCTCTGTTCGGTACTAGGTATTAGTCAATCTGAAAAGCACATTGAAAATCATGCTGCTTATGTTAAATCGTGGATCAAAGTATTGAAAGACGACAAAGACGTATTATTTAAAGCAATAAAAGACGCACATGTTATTGTTGATTACTTCGCTAAATATCAATTAGAGTTTCAAGACGAGAGACAACCTATAAGGATATTAAAAGACGTTCCTAAGCCTCTTGCACCGAAACCAAAGAGAAAGACGTTGACATTAAAATAAGAGTAAATAATAAAAAAATAAGGAGTTGTTATGTTAAAAGATTTTGTTGTAAAAGCACTTGCAATTAGACCAATGATGGTATTTGAATTGGCTGATTTGATGGTTACTCAAAAGAATGCTGTTTATGATGTTCTAATGGATTTGTGGGCACATGATATCGTTGCTCCTGTTGTAATGGGTGAATCTACTTATTACAAGTTAATCAAGAAAGATTATTTAAGCGATAATATTAAGTTAGATATTAACGAGGAAGAAGAGGGAGAGGAGGGGAAAGGTTCGTTAGGAAAGCCTAAATTAAAACCAATTGCATTAAAATCTATTGTGGATTTAAAAGCATTCCGAGCACAAAAAGCAGTAAACAAAGCGTTAGAGAAAGAAGAAAAGCAAAACGCTGTAGTTAGAGATGAGGAAGCTCAAGCACTTGGATATAAAGATTGGGCTAGCATGGTAGAAGATGCACCAACAAAGATGAAAATAAAAACAACAAAATAGAGGTTTATTATGAATAAAAAAGAACGAGACGTATTAATACAAATACGCAAAGATCAAGGGATAAAAGAGCCAACCGTCCATTTTCTAGAGCAAGCATTCTTTAAATTCAACAGAATGGTTATTAAGTCTAACATTGCAGAGTTAACAGACGTTGAAAAAGTGAAATACAAGGAGTTGCTTGCAGAAGTTTCTTTTACATCAGATCTAGACGATTTAAGAGAGTTTGCAGAATCTATCGGTTTAACTCTAGTAAAAGATATACCTGAGGAAATCAAAGATCGTTTAACCAGTATTGATTACACGCTATACAAAGAACTCTTTTTACGTTCTTTTGATACATCGGCTTTATATTACTTAATCAATCCTAGCGAGACACTGTTTTCAAAGATCACGGGAATTGCTATCAATACAGAACTACTTGTTAAAGAATAAAACGACAGACGAAAAAAAAGCCTCTTAATTGAGGCTTCTTCTTTTTGTGGAGTATATTACTCGGTCTTATCAAACATTACTTCTTCTTCTACAGTAATAACTTCTTCCTCGATTGGAACAACTACAGACTCAATAAATTGCGCTACTTGTTCTTTTACCTCTCCAGTAACTTCAACTTCAACAGGCTTATCAATCAAAAAGTCTTCTTTTGTTTTTCCATTTGCCAAATGCTTTTTCATCCAATTCGGTGTAAGACCCTTGCCTGTCCATTCGCTACTACTTTCCGTGTCTCTGTACTTAGCAGCAATCTTTATCCCTTTTAGAGAATTTGTTGAGTGTGGTTCTCCGTCTGGTTCAGAATCTCGATAAACAATCTCTGGTTTCCAATGTGGATAAACGTCTTTGATTTCCAGATTGTATTGAGACACGTATTTCTTAACCAGATCAAGAATTTCCGTTTTTTTGGCAGTACGAATTGCTTCTATTTTGCTAGCGAGAAGTGCTTGTTGCTCCAGCAATTGCTCAATACTTACTTCGTTTAGTTCATCCATTAAAGGCTCCTTGGTGGTTGATGATGGACGAATAGTAGCGCACAAAGTCAGTCTTTAATCACGTCTTTATTCTTTATTTCAAATAAATTTTCAAATATTTGCTTTTCTATATGACATTCCAGCTCTTGTAATGCGTTTTTGTTGCGTTGGATCAACATCAACATTGACTTTAAAGATTGAACTGAACGAGCTGGACGTTGTTGTTTTTCCGATGAAACTGCTTTAATCGACGCTGGTTGCGTTTTTGGCTGTTCTCCTAGCCAATGCCCTACCTCAATGACGGAGACGCAGTGACGACCTCCTAGGAGCTTGATAGGGATTGGTAGCGTTCCACGTTCTTTCATCTTGCGTAAAGCGTCAGTGCTTTTACCAAGATAGCTTGCCAGCTGTTCCATGTTCAGATAGCCGATTTGCCCGTAGATGGAACGTATGTCTTTTACAACGTCTTGTGGTGTCATCTTGATCTACATGAAATCTACACTATTTTGTATTCTATTGGCCATTTTGGACCGTTGCAGTCCAGTGGTTGTAGTGAAAAAGCCAATGAAATCAAGGATTTATGGTGCCGATTGCAGGAGTCGAACCCGCGACCTACCGCTTACAAGGTGGTTTCACAACAAACGTTTTTCTCAATTAAAACAACGCTTTTCTGTCAGCGTGTGTTATAAATTCTACACGAAATCTACAGAAAGGCTACAAATGGCACACATTGCAGAGAAGACGCTAAAGAGTGGGCGTTTGTCATACGAGGCACGTGTTGTACGTGCTGGTTTACCGTTCACTAGCAAATCGTTTAAAACACGCAAAGAAGCCGAGAAATGGGCAAGGTCTATCGAGACAAAGATAGACGAGGGAAAGCAACATAAAGAGTACGGTAAAGAGCTTTTTGAGGAAGTGGTAGAGCAATACAAGCGTGCCAAGTCTCCAACTGGAAACGAGTTGCAGATGTCTAACGCACTGGCAGGAATGCTTGCAGGGTTTGCGATACGTGAGCTAAACAATGAACGTTTACGCAAGTTTGTAGACGCAATGCACACGATACCTATACCAGCACCATCCAATAAGAAAGTGCAAACAGAAGTCATCAAGCATTACGCTCCAAGCACTATTAGAAAATATTTCATTCAGTTAAGAACGATTATCAAATGGCATGCAAGCAAAGAGAATTACGAATTATCAGGAAACCTATTTTTTGATATTGACGTACCAGGAGCATGGAGTAAACCAAGAGAAAGACGACTAGAAGACGGAGAATGGGAAAAAATGCTTCTAGGTTTGAGAACGGGATTAAAACACAATAAAATATATCCCATATTTATTGAACTATTTCTAGAAACAGCATTACGTTCACAGGAGTTATTAACACTTCAATGGAAGTATGTCGATTATAAGAATAGAGACTTGCAAATACTGGAAGAACACGTTAAAACAAAGCGTTTTAGAGCGGTTCCGATGAGTAAGCGTACTATCACACTACTAGAAGAGTTAAGTGCCTTAAAACCACATAAAAGCGATGATTTATTATTTGGAGAATGGAAAGACAGTGATACGCTTGCTAAATCTTTCGGACGAGCTGTAAAACGTGCTGGTTTAAAAGATTTTACGATCCACGATTTAAGACATGAAGCAGTATCAAGGCTATTTGAAAAGGGAACATTATCAGACATTGAGATAATGAAAATAGTCGGGCATACAAACTTTAATACGTTAAGCCGTTATTTCAAGCAACGCAGTACGCATTTAGCTGATAAAATGGGATAAATGTTGGTGGAGTTTAGTGGAATCGAACCACTTACTCAGACGTAAAGCCTGTATTTTACCAATTTAACTAAAACCCCTATATTTGGTACTGCTGAACGGTTTCGATCCGTCTTTATATGAATGAAAGTCATATGTCCTAGCCAGTAGACGACAGCAGCATAATTGGCGGTGTCAAAGAGAATCGAACTCTTGTTAACGAGTAGACAGCCCGTAGTATTAACCACTATACGATGACACCAAATTTGTTCTGGAACTACCTAAGTATTCTATTGACTTAACAATGAGTCATTAGGTCTTCTTTCACTAGCTTAACCAGATGCTGTTACAGCTTGCTAGATTATCTTAGGAGCTACCTAAGCAACAATTAAATTATATCTAAATAATAGATATTGTCAAATTATTTATATCTACGTGCTTTCAGCACTGGTAAATCATTTGCCGTTGGCTTTTTGCCGTGGGCTTTTATATCAACAACAACCCCTCTTTCTATCCATTCTTTCTTTTCTTTATTTAGTAATGCACATTCTTTGTATATTGACGCTAATTCGGCTATCTTGTTTACTAATGCTTCTCTTGTACCATTATCAAGTTTAGTAAGCTGCTCACACTCTAACATCGACGGAAGAGGTCTAATAATTGGCTTGTTATCAATAATCAAAGGCTTATCTGTTGCACAGCCCGATAATAACAATGCAAATAATATAATTACGTATTTCATTTTAACAACTCATTGATGTTATCGACAATTTCAGATGGCACATCGCAGTCCTTGTTAGCTGGAATCTTTTTAATGAGTTCTGCGATGTGTTTTCTTTGTTGATCAAGTTCTTTTGTAATTAATGCACGCTCCTTTTCTTTTTCAACTTTTATAGCATTCTCTTGTGCTATTAAAAAGTTTTGATAATTGATACGCTCATTTAACTCAATAATTTTGATGTTAATTTGTTGAGCTTCTTTTGCAAGCGTTTGTGTTCGCTCGTATTCAGCTCCTTTGTACCATCCCGAAAAAAACAAGCCGAGGATTGTTAGAACAAGACTCAAGTACTTAAACCAGGTAGGTATTAGAAAATTTAGAAATGACATAATAAATCCGTTTATATGCTACTTTACTTCGTCTTCTGGATCAATAGGCTTACCCGCTGGAATAACAGATCTAGGAGGAGGTATTACAACCCTTTGGCTAGGAGGTTCAAATCTTCCCTTCAAAGCATTTCCTACTCCACCACCACCAAGTATTGCTACTATCCATTCCGTTAATTGCGTTACTACTTTTCCATCATGAAACAATACCCACAGTGTTAGAAATATGATTAAAAACGCAAATAATATAATCAATACTCTGTTATAGTCATACGTTTCATTATCAGATTCAGTTACCAAATCTTTTACAAATCTTTTCATACGATCTCCTTTAATCCATTAACCCTATTAATCCATCCATCAATAAATATTTCTTGAGTAGGATCATTAAATACGATCCTGTGATAAAAAGCAGCACGTTCATTTGATAGCAATTCAAATAATATATGATCGTCATACTCATTTGCTATTTCTAACGTTCTTGGTCCAAATATTCCATCTTGAGTTATTTTTAAAACCTTTTGTAACATTCTTATTGCTTTTCCAGGTCCAGATCCAACAGCAATATCTAATACCACATCAGCTGTTTTTGCTTTTAATTCTTCGTATCGCATTGGAGTAGCATATAACTCATAATAAAGATCTACTACATCTGGAAATATAAGATCACGCACTACTAAATTCTTGTGTGAATTTTGAGCAAATCCGTATTTCGTTTCTCCGCCTTTATCTTTTTTAGATGCTCCAGTCTTTCCGTCTGTATAACCGCATAACCATCTTCCATCTTTTGTTGATAGGTCGCCATACCAGAACAAATCATTACGCATTACAACATCTAAATCTTTTCCAGCCTCAAATCTAATGAAATGCTTTAACATATCACGGAAGCGAATGCCGTATTTTCTCAATATTTGCTCTCTTAAATCTAATTCAACTTCATCCATTTTATTCTCCATTTACGAGCACTTATAGGTTAACTTCTTTTCAATCTCTTTAATCTGTCTATCTAATTCTCTTTGTTTAATGTCTTGCAATGCTCGCAGTTGCAACCATTCAGCCAGAGCCTCTTTTGATACTGTTATTGATCCATCTTGATTTTCTGTTATCTGTTCTTTTGCTTGTACAGATAAAGTAGATAAGAATATTGCTGTAAATATAAGCAAAGCAAGAATAGCTTTATATCGTCTGTTTACTTTATCCATTATTGATATTCCTGCTAATATAACATTATCTTATATCATAAAATAGAAATAAAAAAGCCCCCTTTTAGGAGGCTTGCTATTAAATTTAAATTATTAACCGTGCCATTTACCATTAATGATATCTATCATTTGTCTTTTTCCGTTTGGATAGATAACAACAAACGTTTGAGTCCAGGTACTAGCACCATTTGCATAAGGTAAATTCAGATAAGAAAATGTTCCTAATTGATAACAGCCGTACTTTATTTGAGCAGAGTGAGAGTGACCAATTATTGTTTTAGATGGAATGCGTGCAAATCCAGCAGGAGAACCTTTGGATCCATTAACAGCAACATCACCATGTTGAGAGAGTTCAACGTCATGTATCTTGTAGCTTTGTGATCTATTCAAGTAGTTAATATTTGGAAGAGAATAGCCATGCTTCCAATTTTCATAAAATAATTTAATTAAATTAGGGAATTTAGGACCCGTCTTAGTCTCTTCTATGTTGATTAACATGTGATAACAAAGGAAGTGATAAATCACGCTATTTTGCAAGTCGTAATGCGGATTAGAAGTAGTTAACCATTTATAGACATGATCGTTATGGTTCGATGGAATTAAAATTACTTCCATATCATCTCTTTTAATCTCTTCTAAAAATTGTGCCGATCTACACAATTCTTTTGCAACATCATTTACTCCAGTCAAATGTTTAGCTGCTTTTAAAAGATAATTAGAATTATCGTGATGACTTCCAGATCCAAAGTCAATCAGATCGTGCAATATCAACTTTGATGGCTTTAATACGTTTAAAACGCAATCAGGTTTTATAAAGAACATTTGCTTTAATTCTTCATCTAAAACGTCTACATGTATATCACCGCACGCAATCCCTTCAACTCCATTCAATTTTGTAAACGTATCTTTTGTGTAATAGCCTTTGATGTCAAAAAATCCATTATCGTCATCGAAATTAAGGCAACGCATAAAGAACTCATTACCTTCTCCTAATTCAACGACTAATGCACTGTAAGAGTGATGGAATTCGGCTTTATAGCCTGTCTTTGTGTTGGAGTAGCATGTATCTCTTAAACTGATAGATCCTGTCGTTTGCATGAGAGCAGGAGATCCCGTTAAAGAAGGAAGAGGTTTGCGTTCAACTTGAGGATGAGGAACAATAACGCTTAAACCCATTGATAGGTTATCAATACCAGCTAATGGTGCAGTGATAGAGGGTGATATGTTTAAAGTTGATAAAAGCTTTAATTTATTGTTTATCTGAACGTTTTTAAACATCAGATACTTTTTATCGACATTAAATTTAGAATGAGTAAGGCTAAATTTATAAAGACTAGGAACAATAATCAGTTTAGCATTATGAATAAAGCAATAATTTTCTAGTGCTAAAAGTGCATCCTCATTGATAGGAGTATCGTTTTGAACACTGGTTATTACGAACGTCTTATAGTTCTTAAAAGTCTCTACTTCTTCTTCGTGAAAGCGTTTTGCTGTTTTAGTAGTGTTAGATTTTAAAGTATCTTCTATGTGTTTATTGAATGGATCTATTTCTTCTTTTGTTTCAGCATTAATAGTAATACATACATTAGATTTTTTCTCTGTTTCTTTAATTTCAAAAGCCCAATCTCGTGCTGTTCTAGGTCTAACTCCTACTGTATGAGCTGCTTTTGTTGCTAATCTACCGTTAGAGTTCCATTCTTTTAACCATCTGTCGTAATTGTCCTTATTTTTATAGTTCTTTGACATTTTATAATCTCCTTATTATTCTTATCAATGTTATTGCTAACACTAATAGTTATAACAAAATTATGAGAATAGTCAAATTTTACAAGTATTTTATAATTTCTTTACGACAGCAGGCAATCCAGAATATGCATAATCTACTTTACAAGCTACTTCAATGGAATCTTTTAATGATTTTCCACAAATCATTGCAGCAGTAGCAGCGTCAGCTCCAGTTCCAATAGCGTAAAAGTCATTATGTAATCTTAAAGGGATGAATGATTTTGTGTATAGAGTGATATGCGTCTTCTTTAATATTAGAGCAATCATCCTATCTTCATTAAAAGTAGGTTTATTCTTTAAATCAAAGCCTTTATTACACCAATCTATAAAACAATACGCATTATCAACGTCTCCAGCGAATCCAAGCAATTCCCCGTTCTTTAGTCGGTAAATCTTTTTAATGAGAGCAAAGGGAAGAGGTTCTATTGTGCCCCAACTATCCGATGCCATTGATTGTTGAGAAACGCTAGCGATAATGGTTGTCATGCAAACTCCTTATTTGATTTAGTATGTAAATATGATACTAAAAGGAGTTTTAAAGTCAATTATTTAACTAAGTGAGCAAATATCCAATCTAGTGCTAGCGCTACAGATCCAGCACACGTTATTAAAATAATGATCATTTTATAGCTGCTAGTAAATTCGATTTTTTTATGCTCCATTTCGTTAACAGAGTCATTCATTTTTACTAAATCAACAACAGAAAGGGTTTTAATTATATTATCCAGTTTTGCGTTTTGCTCAACAAAACCAGATTTCATATCATTTTTTAAATCGTCTAATTTTTTATCAACATCAACTTTGTTTTCATGAAATTTTGTATCAAAATCAGACTTTAATGTTTTAGTAGTTCTTTCAAAATCTGCTTTCAAATCTTTCATCGCAAAGTCAATATAAATTCTTAAATCTCGGTAATTGGAATCTAATATCTCTTGCTTTACTTCCAATTTTACTAATCTTGTGTTTGTGTTTTCATCAGACATTTTAATTCCCTTTTAATTACCTGTAGGTTGCTTTTTGTAACTTTACATAATGTTCCATCGTCTTTATTGCTAATCTCCTCGATTTTTCGACACTCCCCTTAAAAGGGCACCCTTCAAAAACCGCAATAGAGACGATAAACTTTATGTACACGCTAAAGAAATTACAAAAAGCAATCCGTTTCAATAGTCTTTTTATAATAAATACCACGCAAGAGTATAAATACAGAATAATATTTTTATGTATAATAATCAACACTTATGGTGTTGAGATACAAATATTAGTCAAAAAACAGCATTATTTGAGTGATAAATCACAACTATTCTTATAAAATAATACCATCCTATTCATTGCTTATTAGCAATGCTATTTGATATGTGAAATACCATCTTGTTGCTTGCTGATTAGCAAGACTATAAAAGATAAAAAACACGCCTAAAGCGTGCTTTCCAAATTATCAAGACTTGTAAACAAGACTTGAATTTTAATAAGAATATTAACAACTCCATCTTCCAGCGTTTACAGATGGAAAAGAACCACCGCCAGAAATAAGTGTTCCAATTAGTTTTAAATTCAATCCATAAGCAGTACCAGCTTTAACATCATTTATAGATGGAATAACGTTATACGACAATATTCCAATGCTTGTGTTTTTAATATAATCACCTGCAGATATTTTTTCTGTTAATGGAAAAACGTTATCTATTAATATTACTCCGTTATTTGCCCAAGTAGTCATACTTATTCTCCTTATCCTTTTCTAATAGCAATGCTTAATCCCATTGGAGATGTTTGGATATATTCTTTCCAAATCACGTAAGTGTTGCCATTAACCACTATTTCATCCTCATTGTTTCCAAATCCAAATGTTGTAAGCCATATATCTGAAAACGTTGACAACTCACCACCAAGAAATGCGACTTCGTGATTATCTTTTCTTGCATACATTGGATGTAATACGTGTACAAGATTTCCGCTTGAATCCATTGTTTTTGTTGTATTTTCTGGATACGAACATGTAGTTGAGTTTAATGTTCTATGAGATGTATTAAACGTGGAGCATATAGGAAATTGAATTGATGTTGGACCAACATTTAACGAGTCTGCTGCTGCTCCTTTTATTCGCGGAAACCATGATTTATAAAATCCTCCAATTAAAGTATATCCATATCCAGCATGAAAAACTCCATACTGTACTACCGGAGGATATCCAGCTGTATTTGTGTCATAAGGCGATATTCTTGTTCTTTCAAATACATAAGATGCGCTATGTCCGGAGGATTGTGCTCCGTATGGAACAGGCGAAGAATTGTTATAACCATACAACGCGATATGTCTTTCAGACGCAGAAATTAAAACATATCCTCCTGTTGTTGTATTAAGTTGCTGATCTGCATAATGCATGTTTGCAAGTGCAATTTTATTAGTAAATACCGCTGGATTAGCTGTTGTTGCATATTCGCACAAACGTAATCCTATTTTGTAATTGTCATAACATAGCACTTCACAGAACTTATATTGAGTTTGGTTAATTGTTCCAAGGTCAACAGAGGTAACGTTTGATACGTCTAATGGAGCACGTAATACAATTGCGTTAGTGCCAGAAAAAGTTGTGCTATGTTTTATCCATCCAGAAGTTTTAGAAGATACGTTAATGTATGTATCTATTTGTGCTACTGTATTTGGTGCTGCCATTCCAGGACCAGTAGATAACAACGTCTTATCAGTCGTTCCCGTTAATATTAAAACTACATCATTTAGTATGTTTGCTACAGTTGCACCAGCCTGATATACATATTTTGCGTACATAAATTCTCCTTATTTTATAATTCTTCCATTGTTATTCTAATTTTTAAACCATTTCCAGCGATTACACTGCCAATATCAGTTATATTAACAGTTAAATAGTCACTTGTTAATACTTGAAAGTCTGTTGATATTAACGTTACAGGACTCATTATGTTTAAAGAATTATTAATAGTATTAGTAAGTGCACCCACTAACGAACCATTTTTTAATATTACAAACGTTAATCCAGCTCCAGTTGGTGCAACGTCTATCCAAGCCTCTATTTTTGATATAAATCCGTTAATAGGAGGATAGAATCTACTAGATCCAGTGTTAATAGAGATGTCTCCGTCCAGTGTAAACATAGCAGTTCTTATAGTAGGACCAGTTGCACCATCAGCACCGTCAGATCCATTCAAGCCATCAGCACCAGCAGGACCAGTAGCTCCTGTTGGTCCGGTAGCACCTTGAATACCTTGAATACCTTGAGGACCGAGTGCACCATCAGCTCCTGTTAAACCTTGTATTCCTTGTATACCTTGTGGACCAGTAGCTCCTGTATCGCCTTTTAATCCTTGTATTCCTTGGGCACCATCAGCTCCAATAAGTGATGTAAGCCATGCTGATTCAATACCTACAAATCCGTTTGCAACAGCAATCTCATAGGCTGATAATCCGGCGGAACCATTTAAACCATTAGATCCATCAGCTCCATTTAAACCGTCAGCACCGTTCAAACCATCCGCACCAGTAGGACCAGTTAAACCTGTATCTCCATTATCACCTTTTAAGCCTTGCAAACCTTGTTCACCTTGTATGCCCTGTGCACCATCAGCTCCATTCAATCCATCAGCTCCGTTAGCACCATCGGTTCCGTCAATTCCATTAGCACCAGTAGCTCCTTGGATACCTTGTATTCCTTGTGGACCAACTGGACCAATAGCACCCTGCGTTGCTGTTATAATCTTTGTTATATTAGGAGTCTCTTGTTGTACTATTACTCTAAATTTTTCTGTTTCTGTTATTTCTGATTTATTTGTTATAACAGTCGTTTTAGTTATTTCGTTCATAATAACTCCATTAACGTGTTAGCTGTCTAAATACTGACACTTTTCCGTAATATACTGGATATATTTTATTATCTGCACCAAGCATTTCCATTTCCCATAAATATTGGCTTTCTGGTGCGTCTAACGTGTCTCCTGCTGGTATCGTAGCAGTAACAGCATTGCTCATTGACATGGTAAACACGCCACCAGTAGGATTGGTTAACGCACAAACAAAACTAGCAGTAATAGCACTGCTTTTAGGGGTTTTACGCATAATAGCGGTATATACCCTACCAGTTAAATCAATAGGTGCACCAGTGCTATCTGTAAGCGTAAATTGAGCCTCATAATCAGCACCTTGACGCAATGTAATGTTTAATTCTTCTCCAATGTAACCAATCTTTATAGCCATTATTCTTCTCCCGTATTTTTTAGTATATAAGCAATGCTCTATTTAATCAATTGCCATCATTGTTTACTTTCTTAACCAGTTTATTGAAATTTTGTTGTAATGTAAATATTCCGTCGTCTATCTGTTTAATATCCGAGTCAGAACCTCCATTTTTCTCCAATAGACGTTTATTTTTATTCAAAGAAGCAACTCTCTTTTCTATCGTTCCCATAACAGGAACAAGACGAGCTAATTTTTCATCTTTATATAATTTCTCTATTCCAGCAGAGTCGTTCTTATCTTTCAATACGTTAATGCGTGTTTCAAACTCTGATACACGTCTTACATTCTCTTGATATTGAGACTTTTGAGCAGGCTTACTTGAAGTGCTTCCTATGATCTTTCCAACTAAAGGTATTTTTTGAACGTTAGTCTCACCATCATTTACCGATTTAGCAAACTGACTAATTTTTGATATCTCTCTACCAGGTCCACCAAATAAGAACGCAAATCCAGCGTCTATTTGATCCCCTGTAGGACTAATCAAACCAGGTACTCCCGTGCCTAATCCACCAGTCATATAGTCCACTATTTCAGCCATAGATTTAGATACAGCACTAGCACCGTCTTTTGATCTTAAATAGCCTGCCGTTGGTTGATTAGGGTTGCGATCTAAATTAGCAATCGCATTCCCACTCATATCTTTATTTTCCATAATAGATACAGGATAGTCTAAGAACGTTGGAGCCATCATTTGTAAACCTGATGTATTTCCTAAAGGATTTAACGACCCTATTACAATAGATATAAAATTCTCAGCACGTTGCAAAGGTTTACCATAAATAATGGACTCTGATATTGCTCTGCCAAAAGCAGGGAATATGTTAAATATTCTAGGCATTGGAACCTTGATAGGAGTATCCCCTACAGGTATGATCCATGAGCTATCTTTTTCAAACTGTTTTAAATCTTCTTCATCATATCCAGCAGCCATTAGCATGAGTGGTTGCATCATTCCAAGCACTACTCCTCCACCGATAATCGACTTTCCAGCATTGGTTAAACGCACACCGCTTATTGATTGTGGATCTCTTACAAACATGGTTTTAGCAAACGTGGAGATACCAGCAATAGCAGCATTAAAGAAGGAATAAAGCTTAGCCATTACTCCAATATCCGCACCTCTTCTAGAGAAGTTAGCAGACATATCTTTTGAGTGCATTGCTGCTTGTTGTACCGTTGATCCGGTAGACAGAGATGCATTAAAAACAGAAATACGAGTAGCAAACTCAAACATATTATTCCATGCTTCAACCAGATTCTTAATCGGCTCTATTAACTGATCCGACTTCTTATTAGATAAAGCTTTTGATATTTGTTTTGCAAACGTTGCAGCAGTAGTAAATTGATCATTAAAGCCAGTAGGAGCACCAGACTCTCTATAGGCTTTTAACTTCAATGCTATAGGAGAATTATCAGCAATGCCCTTTTGCTCGTTGCGTAATGCTTTCCATAAAGAAGGAAGGCTTTTAAGAGCATTGAGCATTATTTCCGTACCCATTCCTTTCATAGGAGTGTTTTGAACGGTTAAGCCTACCGTCATAACGTCGATAAGACCATTCCAAGGACCAAAAGCAGGATTAAATTGAGTCTGTAATTGAGACAATACCCTAGTAGTAGGAGCCATTGCATTAGCAAGTTGATTTACTACTCCTTTACCCTCTACAACGTCCGTAGATTTCAGACAACGAGCTACTTTCATAGCCAATTCTGATTCAGGATTCATTACTATAAAGGTAGAGAAACCATTTTGTTTATATTCATAAACATTTTGATTGCTACCAGGGTTAAACATCGGTTTATATTCAAATTGCTTTGCATCTTTATTAAAACGTTTAGATATGAACTTGTTTGTCTTATCACCATTAGAGTCAATGTTATGAGTTGGATCCATGCTTATCACATATCCAATACTTGTATCCCCTTTATCATTAATCGCTTGAATTAACTTGTTCATAGCTTCGCCAACCACGTTGGTTTCTTTTGTGCCAGCAATGCGTTTTAATTCTCCAACCGTAGTAGAAATAATATCAACAGATCCTAACTTGTTTCCTTTTGTTCCACCAGGAACACCATCAATAATCTTATTTCCCTCTTGCGTCATTGGAGCAATAGAGCCTATGTCTTTTACTCTTTTATCGAATACTTCTTTTGTATCTAATCCTGCTTCTAATCGAGCAGTATGGATTTCTAACGCCATAGCCTTAACGTGATCGACAATTTTCATCACATCAGCGTTGTTTTTATATTGATTTTGTATTTGTAAAGCATTTAGCGTAGTCATTCCCGATAAGGCAACGTTATCTTGCATGTTTGGATTTGCTTTTTTTAGTGCCTCATTAACGGTAGGTGCTTGAAATGCTGTAACAATCCGCTCAGCGGTTTTTAAGTCAATATTTGCTTTCTTTAACATCTCAATTAAAGGTGCATTCCATTTTTCTTCTACCTTTGTTGTAGCGTCCAATCCTTTACGCTCTGAAAGGTTTTGCAATTGATCAACACGTAACGAGTCATCTACTTTTTTACCTAAAAACTTCTCTGTCATTTTTACCAATACTTCATAAGGCAAATAACGATCTGAGGTTTTTCTTACAAATTCTTCTGAGAATAAGGTATTGTTTTTGTTTATCGCATTGATAACCGTATTAAATGCATTCCATCTTGTGTTTAATTGTTTTTCAGTTAATGTGGTAGTTAATTTTGCGTCTGTAAAAGCTCCATCACCAAACTTAGCTTTACCTTCTAATTCTGTTTGCTTTTGTGTTGGTGTTAAAATACTGTCTCTAACAGACTTGCCATCATTATTAGAAGTATTATTTCTTTTAACATAATCTTTTAACGATCTTTGAGCCATGACAATAAGCTCTTTCTCTGTTATAGAGTTAGCCCATTTACCGATATAACCGTCAGTAAAACCTAGTTTTTTAAATGAATCTTTAACGAACATCTTAAATTGCGTTAAATAGTTCTTCGCTAATAAAGATTTAGGATTATTCTCAATAAAATAAGCAAGTATTTCTTCTAATATAAATTTAGGATTGGTGTTTTTAGGCACTTTTTCACTAGCCTTTTTCATATTAGAACCTTCTACCTTAGATAGACGTTCTACTGTCTTTAAAATAGCGTCAAATTCGGGTCTAGATTTTCCCAATTCATTAGCATGAACGGCTACTTCATGGTGAACAAGACCAACTAACTCTTCATCAGTAGTATTTTCGTTAATATTATCAGATACGATAACGATTTTTGAATTGGCACCCTCACCGATTACAGCACCTAATCTATTGCTGTTTCTTTTAACTCCATGAGTTTGCTCTAACTCTGAATGAGTCATTACTTGAAAATTAGGATTATTTAACAAATCCTTACCTAATCCACTCTTTACCTTATCTACTGCATTAGCAATACGTGTTTTTACAGAATTATTATTGTTAGAAACATTTTGAGTAGTAGTAGGAGATATAAGAGATACACTATCACGAGTTAAAGGTGGAACGTTTTGAGCACGTTCCCTTAACTTAGCATCTACTAATGCTTGTTTTTCTGCTAAATCTTGAATTGGCTTAGATTCAACAATCGGATTTAATAAAGGATTAGCAAAACTATCAAAAGTAGGATCTGTTTCATATTGATTTACAACAGTAGGATTTTCATCTACATTGTTAATAGAGGGCGTATTTATAGCCATATCTTGCGTTGTTTTAGCCGTTTCTTGTAGTGCTGGTGCATTCGTATTGACACTATTAGAAGTGGTTAAATTAGCGTTATCTTTAGGTGAACTGAAAGATTTTAAACCTGATTGATATACTTTATATTCCGCTTCTGTGAATACGTTAGCTCTATTGACGGTTATAGCGTTTCCATTAGGATTATTAACCTTTACAGATCCATGAGGACGAAGACTTCCACCGTTGCTATTCGTAACGGTCTGATAGATATTTCCAGCATAATCTCTAACCCATACCGATTGATTATCGGTAATCTTTTGTACTGTAGTCGCTCCAGCTCTATTAGGTTTAACTTTATTTAATATTGCATTGTCATTCGTGAGCGTTGCAAATTCTGCAATGATGTCTCTTCTTAATGCAGCAGATTTTTGTTGCACTTTTCTTGTTTCAGCTTTCTTTTGTTCAAAACCGAGATTGTTATTATTCTCTATTATTTGAATTTCTTTCTGTGCGTTTAAATCAATTTCTTGACCTGCCAAAGATGTTTTTTCATCAACATTAAAAGTATCTCTTCCATACTTTACCGTGAACTTAGTAGATGTATCATTTACACCTATTTGTTGCGTTGTTTTAGGCGTTTCAGTAATAGGCTGTGTGTTTGTATTGCCACTGATAGAAGTAGACGTATTAACGTTATTTACAGGTGTTTCAGTATTACTATTGATTGACGTATTTGTATTAACGTCATTTCTAGACGTTTCAATATTGCTGTTATTAGTGGTAATTAAAGCGTTTTGTAATGCTCCACCATCCTTAGTAATAGTCTCTGTTCTTCCTACTGTAGGATTGTTAACAATCAATGTATTATCATCAACCTTTGTTACCTTTTGTTGTTGCTCTACTGGAATATTAACCGTCTCACCATTTATCTCTTGAGTAGTAGGTCCAATTGTTTGAGTAATAGGAGTCGTGCTTGTATCTGTTACAGGGTTAACATTTTGATCATTGTTGTTAACTAGATCCGCTACAGGAGTAATTGGATTGATATTTTGATCACTATTATTTTGAATAATAGGATTGTTATCTACCGTTGGATCTGTATTTGTCGCTGGATCAACTGGACTAGGATTATTTGAATCATTATTTACCGTTGGATCAATTGGATTAGGGTTGTTTTGATCGACTGGATTAGGATTATTTGGATCAACATTCGTTTGAGTGTTAAATCTATTTCCAGCATAACGAGCGCTACCAGCAGCACCACCAAATACACCACCAACAATACCTCCAACCACTGAATCTACAACAGTATTGCTATCGGCAATATCATTTCTAAAGCCAGCGTCTTTTAATGCAACGTTAGTCCCGATATTCTCTTGAGCTCCTTGTATCGTTTCTGTACCTGCTTCAATTCCAGCAGGCTTTCCTATAACTTGAAGTGCGGTCTTTCCAGTGATATTTTCAGCAGTACCTCCCATTGCTCTATTTAATGGAGTGATAGCCTTTTCAGCACCTAGACGAACAGCAACCACTTCTAATGCTCCACCTCCTAACTGTTGTAATGTGTTACCTGTAAGTAGAGAGGATTGTTTCTCTGCAAGTGCTTGTGCTTGTTGATCACTCATTCCTTTATCTAATGCGGCTTGTTGTACTGCATCACGGGTATTTTGTTGTTGACGACCCATACCAGACAAGAATAAACCAGCAGCAGAGCCAAGACTTGCACCTGCAACAGTACCAAGACCAGGAGCAACAAACGATCCAATACCTCCACCAATTACTTTACCAATTACAGATGGAATCGTACTTGCAGCAAGTCCAGAAGCAGTATCAACAGGATTAGTAAGAGCTGTTTCAGCACCTTGCTTAATGCCAGCAAGTATTCCTTGCTTTCTAGCCTCAGCATTAGCTTGTGCGTTAGCCTGATCCTCTTGCAAAAACGCTTGATCACGTATGTTATTAATACTATCGGATGCACTGTATAACGTCTTCGCTGCGTTATCAAATCCGCTTGAATCTAATACATTACCTGCAACGTTTACAGTATCTCTTGATAGAACCCTAGCGGTATCAACAATACCACCTAAGATGCCGGGCTTTTTTGCTGGAGGAGGAGTATCTGAATATTGACTCCAATCAACGTTATTAGATGTAGGCGTATCGGTATACTGACTCCAATCAACTTGCTTATCTGCCATATTATTCCTAATTATTATTTTTCTGGTACCGGAACTCCATTCTTTACTACGTGTTTAATTCCGTCTTTCCATACTATAGAACCATCTTTTCTAGGCTGTGCTTGAGTTTGTGCACCTTGAGCTATAGGTTGACCATTAATCGTGCTATAACCCTTAATAACACCAGTCTTCATTCCAGTCGTTGGATTAACTTCTTCTACAAAATGAACTGCACCAACTTTGTCTTTATTATTTGCAGGATTATCTAGCGTGTATTGCTTTTGTTTATTATCTAGAATAGATCCTTGCAATACTGCGGCTTTTTGTGGTGCTCCATCATTGAAAATCGTTTGATCTAATCCAAATCGGTTTTGTGCAACTTCTAAATTTCCTAATCCTGTTATAGATTGTGTATCTGAGTTTTGTCTAGACGTATCCGCATTAAACTTATTGGTATTGGCGTTTTGTTGATTTATATTCAAATTGGACATTCCATCTAATGCCCCTAATTGACGTGCTATTTGCTTATTAGCAAACTGACCTGCTATAGATCCTTGGTTTCTAGACATTTGATCTATAAGCTCGCTCTTTTGTCTATTTAAATCCGCATTAGGATCTTGAGCATATACATTACCATTAGGAACGTTAGAACTAAAATTTGCAGCAGGTGCTTTCATGGTTGCAGGAAGGTTTGTTCCAGCAATTGGAGCCGTTCTTGTATTGGTTGTATTGAAATCGGTTTGCTTGACATTAGGATCAGGCATGTTAGCTAATATGGCAGCTCTTTTTTCAGAAGCAAGAACAGCAGCGTTATTTCTCAAATAATCCGATTTGATGTTTAAAGGTTGATTGTTAGTCGATGCGTCAACAGTAGGAAGTTGTTCAGGTTGAACGACTGGAGCACTTGAAAGAACTCCTTGCGTAGGTGCTTTAACTGGAACTACAGCAGGTTGACCTGCATTCCATCCTTCTGTAGCATCCTTTAAATAATTTCCTGCGTTAGACACCGCATTAGAAATACGCTCACCAGTAACATCACCAACAGATCCGATAGCAGCACCCGTTGCTTTAAGAGCAGCAGAAGCTTTCTCTGTACCAGCTCGTGCAGTAGAAAGAACCGATCCAAGAACGTTCTTGCTTTGTGCATTCCATGCAGCGTCTCCTTGAGCAGAGTCTTGTAAGGCACTCTTGTTTAAATCGCTATTCACCGTCTTGTCTACCATTGACTCAAAAGCAGTAGTAGGAACTGGAGCGGGAGCTAATATTCCCTGAGCTTTTAATTTTGCTTTTTGCAATGCTCCATCATTCATTGTTGCCATAGTGTTATCTCCCTTTGTTTTTTATATTACTCTAATAATGAGTAAATATCAATTGATTAACCATTACTGCTTGCCGATACCATACCCAAAACATTACCAGCCATAGAAGACGCTGTATTAGAATAAACTTGTGCAAGACCTATCGAATTTTTGGTTATTGCGTCATTCTGGCTTATCATTAATTCGGCACTCTTTATTGCAGTGTTAGCGCTCAATTCATTATTCTTGGAAGTAATACCTGCTGTTATTTCGTTCTCTTTAAGTATTCTGTCGTTCTTTGAGGCAATAGCACTCACTTGTGCTTGGAATGACGATAACTTAAGTCTTTCGTTATCTAACTTAATCTTGGCTACTTCTCCCTGTGTATTAACCTTGAAAGAGTATGTCTGTAAATAAGACTTATAAAGATCTACTTCGTAAGAATTCTTTGTTTGAATTGCTTTTATTGCATCAACGCTTGCTTCTACTTTCAATTTGTGTAATTCCATTTCTGTACGTTTAGCATTAAGCAATGAGGATCTGGCATTTATAAGTGCTTCTTGTCCTGAAATATTAGCTTTATAACCATCCCATTCAAAGCGTTTAGAATCTAATTTAGCATCTATAACTGTTTTCTTTATTTCTATTTCAGCACGTTTTGCGTTAATCTCAGCTACTTTTGCACTTAACACCGACTCTTGACCCGATACATCAGCTTTATAACCTTCCCACTCAAAGCGTTTAGATTCTGTCTTGGCATCAATCATTGCTTTTTTAATATCTATTTCAGCACGTATTGCACTTATTTCAGCAGTGCTTGCATTGATAGAAGCTTCTTGACCAGAGATATCCGCTTTATATCCTTCCCATTCAAGGCGTTTTGAATCGGTTTTAGCGTCAATAATGGCTTTCTTAATATCTAATTCAGAGCGTTTTGCATTAATCTTTGCGCTACTTGCACTAATAGCAACTTCTTGACCAGAAATGTTTGCTTTATAACCATCCCACTCAAGACGTTTTGCATCTAATTCAAGGGATTTAATCTTTACTTTGGATTCAAATAATTGAATTTTATTCTTTTCTATATTTGCTTTTTCAATAATAGTTTGAATCTGGCTTTTATATAAGTCGGATGCAGCTATAAGAATATCAACTCTTGATTTATAAACCTCTAATTCTAATTTATTAGAATTGATATTTGCCGTATAAGCCTCAATTTCAGCCTTATAAATATCTACGACAAACATTGCTGCTTTTAATTTTGTTTCATAAATACTTGCACGTGCTTTATAGGCATCAAGTTTTGTATTAAATAATCTTGTTTCAGCATTAAATATTTCTATGACAGAGCTTAATACCGATTTTGCAACGTCTAATGCCTGCGCACTAGCTTGAATAGTATTGCCAATAAAGTTCAATGCAGCAGTCATCATCTGCGATCTTATATCAGCAGACAATTTCAAAGCAAACTGCATATTTGCTTGTTCTAATTCTGCTTGCTTAGTAGCAATATCATTAGCAGTTCTATTATTGTTATCAGCAAATGCTTGTCTTGCTCCAATAATAGTTGACAATATAGCACCATTAGGAATAGTAAATCCGTTCTTTGCACCCTCTTTATAAGCTGTATCACGAACACGTTTAAATTCAGCATTATTTTTATCACGTGCTCTCTCGTATATGGCGTTTTCTACATTCACTGGCAATGCTGTTCCACCTTTTGCATAGTCAGCTATCTTTTGCTCCAGCAAAGCCATTTGAGCTTTATATTGAGGGTTGTACGATTCAAGATAATTAACGATATCCGTTTCAATAGAATTCTTAATCTTAATGAAATAATTGTCATACGTTCTTCTAATAATAGATTCGCCGTCTTCTGGTCTTGTTAAGTTATCAACAAGTTCACCTTCTACAAACTCTGGTTGTATCAATTCAGGCTTTATAGGTTGTGCGTATGTTGGAAACGTTGGAGCACCTGTATTTATTTTATTTAAAATATCTTCTAATTCTGGAAATGTGAAATCCGTGTTTATTACTGGCAATGGTTCATCAAAAGAACTTAATCCTGTTGGTTTTTGAGGATCAACAAATGCTGGAATTTCTATGTTTGTGTCAATACCATCCAACTCATTAGAAAAATCCTCTATAGCATTAGGTTTTTTAGGTATAACAAACTTTGGAATATCAATACTTGTGTCAATTCCATCAAATGCATTTGAAAAATCTTCTAATTCATTTGGTTTTTGTGGTTGCACAAATGATGGAATGTCAACATCAAATCCAAGCCTGTCAATTTCATTATCAAAACTATTTAATGAAGTTGGAATTTGTGGTGCATTAAACACTTGTTCTGTCAGGTCAAGTTCTGGTAATGGATTGTCTAAAAAAAATTGGAATGGATCTGGAACGTCCTTTAAGTGAGGACGTTCTTCTGTTATTGCATCAGGTGTAAAATCAACTTCATTAAACGTTGGAGTGTCAGGATTTTCTTCTAGACCAGTAGTGTTCCAATTAGGAGGAGTGGTCAATGCAGGACTTATTGAACCGAATGTTCTAGATGGAGATACTGCGTCCTTTGCATCTTCAAGCATTAACTTACTTTCTTCAACATAATAATCAGCTCTAGCTTGTGCATCATCTACTATTTGCTGTATTTCTTGCATGCTCATTATTTAACTCCTCTGCTTAATGTATCTACATCTAACTCTAACGCATCCAGCTCTACTTTTCCAGTCCCTATAACGTTTAATGAATAGTACGTCTCTCTTAATCCTTTTCCTAAAGTAACTCTAGTATTAGTTGATACGTAATTCTTTCCGTAAACTTTTGTAAACGAGTTTGTATCTTCTTCTCCTGCAAATACGTTAAACTCATAATCGTTTGATAATCTACCTCTTAAATATGCATAACGAATTGTCTTTAATTGACGTACACCGAAATCTGTTAAATGCGTCTTAAACGACCAATCAATATTTGAACCATTAATCGTATCTCCACTTATTAAATATATCCCAGTGCTATTGATACCATAATACTCACCATCCAACTTAACAATATCGTCAAAGGGATAATTCATCAATTGCGTTACTTGGAAGGTAGGCATGCTTTCATGTTTAACAGAATTCTTTAGATTAATAGCATATCCAGAATAATTATTGTTAACAGATTGAGTGACGTTTCCGTTTACTGATCTATTAAGTATTTTAATTTTCGGCAAAACGATACTTGCTCTTATAGATCTAATAACAGCAATTTTCGGAAGATTGATATACGCTTTTAATATCGTTTCTTTTTTAACGGAACCACTTGCAGTGATTCTTGGTAATTTTATTTTAGTAGAAACGATTTGTCCTAAATTAACTACTGTATTAACAGATGCTTTTTTGAATAGCACTACTTTATTTGATTTTCCAACAGAGGTACTTATTGTCAATCTTGGTAGTTTTATTGATCCATTTAAAACAGTTGTTACGCTTGCGGTTCCAACAGCTTTAATACGTGGAAGGTTAATACTTGTTTTGACTAGACTTGTAATGCTTGCAGTTCCTTTAGCTGTGATACGTGGCAAATTAACAGAGGACTTAACTAGACTTGTAACGCTTGCAGTTCCTTTAGCTGTAATACGTGGTAATTTAATAGAACCGTTTAAAACATCGTATACAGTAACGCTTGTAGATACTGAAAGTTTTAATGTAACAGATCCGCTTGCTATAAATGGAACTGTCGCTGTTCCTTTTGCACTAATAGATATAGAAGGTTTAGCGACTAAGCCAGTATATCCATTAGCAGTTATTTTTGGAAGGTTTACAAATCCACCTACTGTTACCGCTTTTGAAGCTGACGCTTTAACCGAATAAGCGTGAGGTAAATCCGCAATCAAATAACTGTTGATATATATAATATACATATCGTTGATATACCCGCCAAATGACCCAATAGAACCATGCAAATAGGCGTTAGTGTCACCAGCAATCCTACCGTCTATATAACCAATAGGCTGTTGTAGTTTTTCATATAAAAGGTCTTGTGATCTTATCAATCCGTTTAACGATAAATAACCTACCAGCATGGATAAGTTAGATAGATCAGGTTCAGGATCCGCTTTTGTTGTTGTGTCTGACAAGGTTGACGATATGCGACCAATAGACCCACGTAGAACGCTTAAACTGTCGGCAGAGCCATCAATTATTGCACCACCTATAAATCCAATAGAGCTTAATACGCTACCCTCTTCTTTATAGATGAAACGTGTTACAGACGGATCTGCTGGAGTAACCTTGTCGTTTGATCCAAATACGATTTCGTTAGTGTCTAAATTTAAATATCTTCCATAATAAAACGAGCTTACATTTGCGTTAGTTATTGTGTCTACTGTAGAAAATAAAGAAGCACTCGCAAATAAAACGTCTGTATAATCAGAGATAGAAACGCTATGTAATAGTTCAGCATTCTTAAAATACTCAATACCGCTAGGCGATCTTTGAACTGTTAGTCTGTCTGTTAAAGCATCAAATAGAAATTGTTTTGAAATAGAAACACCATCTACAAGTATTACCCCGTAAATGCCAGTGATCTTAAAACCATACTTGATATCAGATAAGCCAGAAGAGTTGTCAATTATAGATAGACCTGCACTTACACCAATAGATTTGCTATCTACATTAAAGGCAAAACTTCCATATTCATCAGCGAGAATAGTGTTTATAGAATTAGCAGAGCCATCCCACTCCATTCCAACTCTTTCAGTAATGGTAGGAAGTATTGCTGGAATAGTAGGTACAGCAGCAACAGCAGCAACCCCCGGAGATGAAAAATATCCATAGACAATCTTACTTGGATCAAATACGTGTTTTAATTGCCATATTTTCGATTCAGCACGAATTTGAGTTTCTCTCATTATTACTGTTTTAAGTAACATATCAGAGGTATAAGATCTTTCTCCAAACGATGGATCTACGGATCTATCACATCTATAAGTATAGTCGTTTCCATCAGATGCAATATACGTTGTGGAATATCCAGGAATAGCAGGTTGAGCAGGAGTACCAGGAATAGCAGGAGTTCCAGCAGTAATATCAAAAATCTTATTCTTTTTTAAACTGTTTTCTTGAAAGTTATCCATATCATCCCTTAATATTTTCCAGTGTAGGTTATAGCCGTATCAGTAAAAAAGTATTCAATCTGACTAGTGTTGTATCTTGTTTGCAAATTATTAAAGACTTTATCACTAATAGGAGTAAAAGTAGTGAAATAATCTTTCGTTATACATACTTGATATTGCGTTAAACTTATCATCTTTATTGCTAAAAATTCTGCTTCTGTTTCTACATCACCATTTTCTTTTAGTTTTCGATGTTTAATGCAAGTCATTCCTAATAGTATATACTGATAGCTTACGTCGATCAACTGGAACGTTACGCCATAATCCTTTGTATAATATACTTTATAAAATTTATCAGGATTTAGATAGAGTGTAGGAGTGTATCTCAATAAATTTGAATCATAAGCAACCGTTGGAGTTAATAGAAATACAGCACATCCCTCACCAAAATAGATGTTAGATTCTGTGTTTATATTAAATCCAGAATTGTCACCACCTAAATTAGACATGTTCTTTTTATGAATTGTTATAAAACTGGAAGCGTAATCTGCCAGATCATTATTATGATTAGATACTGGTTCCGTCTCTAATTTTTCAAACGTTAATCCGTTATCTACACTCTTCCATATTTCAAATCGAACTACAGGAAGATTTATTGGATTAGGTGCTATGTTTCTACCCATAAAACTAACAAGGACTACTCCATTTCCTAGATGTGTTTGAGTAGGGAACGTGGTAAAGCGTGCTATCTTTTTTGTTGAATACGTTATAGGATTTGATACATCTTCTTCTTCTTGATAATAGATAGTCTTATTAAATTCTAAAAATGGTGCTTCTATTTTTGCAAAAGATCCATCTAGCGACTCTTTTCTAATCAGGCAAGGAGGTTCAGGATATTCTTGTGCTAATGCCTCAGCATTAATAAAAATGTTCCATTCATTGTTTATATTATTTGCTGTTGCATATGGTTTTGTGTCCCAAAGATCTTTTGCTGGTATATATTCGTAATTTCCGCCTATACGTTTTATACAATGACATCTTCCCGTTTGATCAAATGCTCTATCAAAAAATACAGTATCTCTTTTTGGATATACGATCAGCTGTGTAACATCGCCATCAAGTCTTGTAATTGATTTGTTAACGTAAACTCCACCAAAAGTAACTGGCATTGATTGTGTGCTGATTAACTCTAATCCGTTTAAGCCAATCTTATAGTTATAAGCATTTATTCCATATAAATTTTTAACATCACTATCAATGCAATTAGAAAAAATAGTAAAGTAATTTGTGTTTGTTGTTGAGTCAATTCTAAAAGATGTAAACTCTATTTGCTCTCTAAAAATAAAGAGATCTCCATAAGTGTAAGAATTCACACTATTAAAACCAACGAATCCCGCTCTTGTTATGTCGGTATATCTGTAAATAAGATCTTTACCAGGTATTGCGGATGGAATGTTAGCGCTGTAGTTTTCTATTGGTAATTTTTCTAGAACAGCAACATTAGTTGATAATTGAGGTTTTACTTCATTAAAAATTTGTAGTTTAAAAAAAGACGTTTCCGTAGTATCTTGAAATGATCCTATTACAGTTCCACCAATGTTTGATAAATCCGATCTTGATGTATAACCTATTCTTTTTCCTTCTTCAAATCGTGTTATATTGGTAAGCCAATTAAAACCGTCTGTCCAAGAGGGATCTGCATAACTCTTATTTTTGCTGTATCTAAATCTTTTATTTAAATTCAAATCGTAAGTATAAAAATATCCAGCAACATCCAATGAGTCTATGTGAATGTTATAAGAGATTCCAGTTATAAAAATTTGATCTATATTAGAATAAACTTTAAATGGATCTCCGTTTGATCTTATATGAACAATAGCTCCATCCGCCATCGTATACATTTTTTGCATAAAAAAAGACCCTGTTTTCTTACGAAAATCCAGGATCTGATTTAATTTTAAACGTGCAAATTTTAAGTGATGTTCAAGTCCCTCTTCTATATATTGTTTGAGTGGCATGCTTCATATTTTATAAAGAAAGTAATTGCAAAGCAAAACCACCAAGCGTCTTAACATCACCAGAAGTTATTGCAGTATTTCCCATGAACATATCTTGATTGGTACTTCCAACTGTTCCTTGGATACGTGGTCTTGTTTGGTCTACAGCATCGCTTAAACCGTCATCCGTTGCAAGCTCTAATCTGAAATGTGTAGCAGTACCAGTTGCAACAGCAGTTCCAGTTAATACTTGTCCTGCTACTGGAACCATTGCCTCAGCAACGTCATCATATTCTAGAACTAAATTAAACGCTGGATAAACCGCTCCATTTCTATAAGACACTAATAAAGTATTTCCAGATAAAGGAGATTCCGCATTCGTTGGTACTGTTCCGCCATAAACATTTAAAACAAGATTTCCAACAGCATCAGCAGCAGAACTTGTAACGCATATTTGCTTTCTTAAAAAACGTGTTAATTTTAAAGCCATTGTAATCTCCAGTTATTATTAGGTATATTAGCACGCTATTCATATATAACGCAATACTATTATTTCCATGTGTGCATTTTTAAACTTGTTTGATCAACGTGTCTTCTCCAAACATAAGTAATAATTCTTGCTACTTTTGGATTAAACATTTTTGTTAATGTTATTGTGCAATGCTCGTACCGTTGTTTTGATTTAAGTTCGTCTATTTTATCTAATAAAGCACTTCTTCTTACCGCAAATAAGTGATGCCCGTAAGAGGGTCCAATTAGCTTACCGTTTGTTAATATCAACTCTCCAGCTACTACTGCGTCATCCTTTTCTTCAAATTGCTGTACGATTGCTTTCATTGATCCTTTTAAGACGTAATCGTCTGAATCAACAAACGTACAAAATTTATGATTACCTAATAGAAAGGCGTTTGCTCTAGATCCAATAATATTACCTTCCATTGCTTTTATGACATGAACGGTACATTCTTCATCTTTCAAAGACTCTAAACATTCAATTAACCATTCTTGTTTTGTTCCAGAATGAGTAAGTACATGTACATCAATCATAGTATCTCGTAGGTTTTAACAAAATCTTTCCAAAATGCTACTTTATCAATACTATCATCAATAAATATATCTTTCATTTGAGACCCACCATTTCCAATAAGATTAGTAGAAGTTATTGATGGAAGTGCAGTGGTTAACGTTAAACTGTCAGACGTTACTCCATACTCCGGAAGTGCACCTGATAAGACAAGAACCTTAGTTGTTTTGTTATAAATTAATGTATATTCAACAGTATCGAATGGATCGTAAGACGCATATACAACTGGATCGTTAGGATCAAATACAGGGTTATAATGATCTAACCCAACCCAATAAGCGTCTATATTAAATTTTCCAGTAGGAACTCCAACTAGTAAACCATCTAAAGTGGTTACTGTTAATCCCAATCCTTGATAGTCGCTTTGAATTGTAAAGATAGTCGTGTTAGATCCATCTTTAAACTCATATCCTACATTACCCCAATCTGTAAATGAACTTAAATATATGGTTATTTTGAAAACTAAATTTTGATCAAAGTCTACTGCTGAGATATCCGTATTTACAGAACCCCAAGGAAATATATCATTAAGACTCCAAAAACGTGCCATTTTACAATCCTATATTATTGTTTTTGTAATCCAAAGATAAATTCATCAATACTGTAAACGTTGTTAATGATTACACTTGGATTCATTATTAAATCAGCAGCTATAGATCCTACAGTGCCATCCAATCGTATTGCTGTTTCTGATTCAGTATCCAGATCTTCAGCATTTCCTTTGAAACGAAACCACGTAGCAGTTCCAGTTGCTAATGCTGTAAATTTCCATTTATCAAATAATGGTTTTTCGATGTATATATTTAATGGTGATTGAAAGTTAAGCCCATTGTCTGGCAATCCTGCAACAAATAAACCTCCATCAAGCGACACAACGCCTAGTAAAGCACCATAAGGTTGAGCGTCAGCTTCAGAGGGTTGAGTACCATTTCTCAACTCAATACGACCATTTTTTAATGCTTTTTGAAAACCAATCTCACCGAGCATTGCGTTTACCAAGCCAGTTGATAATCTTATAGCCATCTATATACTCCAAATTATTCAGGAAGTAATGTTACGTCTAGTGTATCAATCGTGATAGGTTGACCCACTTTTAAATTTACATTTCCAAAATCGAAATCTGCACCAATTGATCCGACACTTAAATCCATACGCACATCCGTTGTAGATAACAGTCCAGTATCAACAGCATTTCCTTTAAATCGGATATGTCCAGCAGTTCCAGCAGTAGAAACCGTTACTTTCCATACTTCAGCAGGATCTTTTCCAATAACTCCATCAACAGCCGTTCCAAAGTTCAATCCGTTCGTAGGAGAACCAGGAGTAAACGTTCCACCATCCACTGTTATATATCCAAGCACAACACCAGTAGCAGCAGCGTTTGCGTCAACAGGTTGAGTTCCAGTGCGAACTTCACCTACACAATTTGCTAATGCTGTTTTAAATCCAACCATCAAAACTTGATCTCTTAATTCTTTTGATAAATTAACACTCATTTTTATTCTCCTGTCCTTTGATTATAGGGTTTTGCCCCGTTTTTAATTGATACTATATAATGTTTTAAACCGTTCTTTTCTATGATTGCACCACTTGCATTAATACCAGAATCAACGCTTAATTGATTATCTGTTAATAGCCTAAATGGAAGTGCAGAGCATAACCCTAACTCAGTCCATATTAACACGTTATCAGACCCGTTTGCAATAGTATCTTTAATAGCATTTCTTCCTTTTATTGCACCGAAATTTGCTATTTCCATTAAAGCAACTCCATCAAAGGAATAAATAGCTTTATAGGTTCCGATTATTAAAGCCGTGCTAACAGAAGTTAATTGAACGACTTTTGAATTTACAACAATGAAATTCTTTGATAAATCAAATAGATGTATTTGTAATGGATCCGACCAAAAGATTGCAGTCTTGTCTTCTGCTTCATCATATAAGTAGCAGTATAAAGATCCTTTCCAGTATTCCATAGCAGTTGTCCCCATAGGAATTGGAGACTTGTTAAACGTGCTTAATTCAACGCCTAACGAGTCATAATTACCTTGTAACGTTACACTACCGCTATAAGTCCCAGCATAGCCAAATACCGTGCTGTTTGGATAACATACATACACGTTTGCATTGTCAGGTAGATCATTTATAGAGATACTGTTTCCGTCTGGATTTGTAAGCTCTATTTCAGCAATGTTTTGACATCCTGTTTCCATTCCATTTGGTAGATTGGTTGTATAAAGAACTTGAAATAATCCTACTGGAAAGGATCCTTTTAAACCGCTTAATGTTGCTTGACCAGGCATGTCCCATTGCAAAGGATCTATGTACTGTTTATTGATTAAACCGTAGTCCGTTCCATTGGAATAAACCGTCCAATCGTTTATTTCGCAAAAGTGAACTGTATCTTTATTTGAAAGTGTTTTTATGTTCGTATAAGTAGTATCATTACTTGGTTCAAGAACTTCTTTTAAAATACCATTATCAGCCAAATACATTCTTTTAGAAATTTTATTAACAAAGGCACCATGATACGCACCCGTCTTTACAAGACTAGTGCCAAGACAATTAGTAATGCGACCTGAATCCGATATCAATACGTTTTTAGCCTCATAGAGAAACTTTTCATCAAGAGACATCGTATCCGTCTTATTATTAAGACCATAATTAAATTTTATGACAGTCGCTTTTTGTTTCATTATTAAAAGTAATTCGTTTTAATTTGCTCTTTAAAAGAGCGTTTGTGTTGTTTCCATTGAGAGGCAGTCTTATGAGTATCAAACACTTTTACAAATTCATTTTCAAAGAATGAGGATAAATCTGGTCTTGACACTTCAGCATCTAACTTTTCATAACATAATTTATAAGCCCAATTCAAAGCAGGCTCTAAATAATTATCAGGAAAGACAATAACGTCTTCTAATGCAACGATCTTGTCTGGTACTGCATAACCCTCTACTAGAATGGATTTGTCGTCTTCTAATGGTACTAAGCTAAGATATAACAAATCGTCTTCATCTATGTACCAGTTTCTAACCGTTCCACTCTTTCCATAAGATCCGCTTTCATCTACATCATCAACAGTGGTCTCTTTTAATAGAGCATTGTCATAACGTACTTTCATAACACGAAAGATGGTTCCTATTGAATAAGAAGCCGTGCCATTAACAGAGAGTAAGGAGAGCTTTTTATAGAGGATATTTTTGCGCAGACATGCTTCTTTTAAAGCCTCGTTAATATTGTTAATAATTTCTTCATCACTCCATAACTGAGTAATACCATTATCTTGAGTTTTTAAACGTATCTTTGCAATAATATCCTGAGCAATCATAATCAATCCTATTATTCTTCTGTATCTTCTTTTTCAATTTCTGACTTAGCATCTTCAAGAGCCATAATCATTTCTTCTCTAGAAACGTTATAACCAGCACGCTCTTTTAATTTATTCATGTTAGGCAATCCAGAACCAGTCATTAAACCTTCTTCTAATCCAATGTTTACAATCATTGCTTTTACAATATCTTTTAATCTAGCTTCCTTGCTATAAGGAGTTTGCACTACAGGATTAAGATCAGACGATTTGATACCTTCTATTTCGATCTCTTCAGAACGCATTAAAGCCTCTCTACGAAACTCTATTGGAATGTCTCTAAATTCTGTTCCAATTATTATTGCAGTACCTCTATCAGTAGCAATATAAACGTCTTTATTGATTGCACGCATTCTCATTGTTATTCTCCTTTATTATGTATGTGATTAATCACTATTACAATATATCAAAATAAGATTATTAATGCAAGAATGAAAAAAAGCCCGGCTATTAACGGGCTTTCTTTATATTATGCTACGATCAGATAGCAATGTTTACACGTAATGCGCCGAAGTCTTCAACAGCATTTCCATTGTATTCAGATTTGAATTTTGTTTTTCTCATACCAAACATCATGGATACAGCAATACCCGTTTTACGATCAAAGTTAAAGAGTTTTTCGTCCCACTTCATTTTTCCGTAGATATTTGCATATCCAAGAGCTTGCACACCTAACACCAAGCAAGAAGAACCTTCAACTAAACCACCAACACCCCACTTGGATCCAGAAGCAACACCCGTAGTGTTCAAAGCGTTTCTATGTGTATAGATTATTAATCCGTCCATAGTAACTTCATCAGCACCCGTGAATATTGGATTCTCACCGCTTCTTGGTAATCCATTGATCAAGTTGGCTCTGAAATCAGCATCCAATTTCAATGCTGTGAATGCATCAGGATGCATTATGATAGCGTAGAACTCTTTTCCACCTATAATCAAAGGCTTGATACCAGATAAATGAGCTTTTGCTTTAACCTTTAACAACATTTTATAGGAAGCGGTATAAGCAGTAGTGACAGTCGTAGTATCACCGGCAACTAAAGCAGTTCCAGTCCAGTTAAAATGACGTCCAGCAGTAGCAGCAGAAACATCAGCAGCATAACGTTGAGTAGTCCAAGCGTCTTGATTAGCAGGAACAACACGAGCTGAACCATCTAATTTTAAAGCGTAAGATGTTCCATACAATGTATTGAACATTAACTCGTCAATAGCCTTAGCCATCCAACGACCTAACTTGTCTTTAGCTTGCTCTCTAAAATTGAAGTGAGCACGTTTGTCTTCTAAACGTCCATGAGACATAGTAGAGTGAGATAATGTGTCGATAAGGATATCGAGTTCGCTGGAAGTCATTGCTTCAGAAGCATCTTCAATATCAGAATCTCCACCCTTACCAGTCCCACCTAAGTCATCAACTAAACCCATTCTTATTGTTCCACCAGTAACCGAATTGCTATCTAATTCAGTGAATTGCTGAATTATTGATTCTGTACTATTTCCGATAAATGGTTTGAAAAATAATTTTTCTCTATAAGCTTTAATAGCTTCTTTTGACCAAGCAACCTTTTCAGATTGAGTCAGCGTGAATTGTGTATCCGGCATGATTAAACTCCTAATTAATGATTTGATTTTTATTTGTGCTCTTAACACTTAATACAATTGACCCGTGTATCTCGGTAAAACACTTATTTAAGGAGTGACCCTTTTGGCATTACAACGCTACACCATAGCGAAACAAGATTTTGAGTGATCTAGACACTTAAATATATATTTACCATACCTAATTAATGAAAATCAATAGATTACATAAAATAATTTGCAAATAAACATAGAAAAACCCGCTTAGTGCGGGTTTATATTGATTTAGTGGTATTTAACCACCTAATAACTTACGTCTTTCTGTCATTGAAAGTTTTTCATAATCATTTTGCGACATTTTTTCAACATTAATACGTCCGATATCTGGTTTATTACCTATTCCAATACTATTAGTTTTAGGAGGAATTCTTGAAGAAGTCTCTAAAGCCTTAGAAACACTCTCTTGTTGTCTCTTTCCTGATGTTGCAGTAGTGGATGGAGCGTCAGAAGTGCTTTCATTGTATAAAGGGACCACCCGTTCTACCGCTTTAAGCAATGCTTGAGCAGTAGTAAATCCCTTGCTTTCATACATAATACGAAAGTCTCTTACTTCATCAATAGCCTCTTGATTTTTAGTAGGATGATTTTCATCTAAGAATTTATATTGTTGCAATACAACGAAAGCAGTATTGTTTGCTAATAATTCTTGTTGTTCATTTAAACGCTTGATCTCTAATGCACGTGCACGCTCTTCCAATTTCTTGTTTTGTACTTCGTCTTTATAGTCGTTTATTTCTTCTTGAATTTGTAAAGCTGCCTCACCATTACCCTCTTGTACAGCATCTATAAAAGCCTTTTGTTTTGCTTTTAAATCAAATTTAGAAGAGTTTTCGGATAGTTGAGTAACCTCAGGAATGACTACGGGTTTTTGTGCATCTACTTGAGCTTGCAGTGCAGCTAATTGAGCTTTCAACTCATTGCGTTCATGAGTGACCTTTGATAATCGAGCAGCAGGGATAAGATCAGTGTTTTTCTTCTCAGACTTTTCTGTTTTATCTTCTGTTGTTGCAGTATCGACTTCTTTATCTTTTGAATCATCTTGGCTACTTGTTCCAGCTGGATCTTGTGCAGTTGTATCTGTTGTGCTCTTTGTGTCTTTATCATCTTGCACCTCTACCGTTGCTGGATCTGTTTGCGTTGTGTCGTCTTCGCTAGAAGAGGATGTATCCGATGTAGCGTCAAAATCTGTTCCACCTAACAGACTTAAATCTCTGGGAGCATTTAGATCCTCGTAGTTAAAGTCAAATGAACTAGTATCAGCCATAGTGTTATCTCCGTTATTATTATTTTAGAATAGTAGGGCTATTACACCCTACCTAACAGAATAGCACTATTTTTGTAAAGTTTCAATCCCATTCATTCCAGTACTAGGAGGACCAGGATTTAAAGGAGGAGGAGGACTCATAGGGTTATTAATAGGACCCGTTTGCACCACTGGAGCAGTAGGACCATTGGATAGGATCGCAGCACCAGGAGCAGTCATAAAGGTAGGAGATCCATTTAAATCCACAAAGCCAGACGATTTAGCCACTTCATCGGCAATCTTTGATACTGTTGCGTCTTGCAATATTCCTAATCCTGTTTGAATGGATTTAAACAATCCAGTAGCATTCGTGTCAAACGTTTTAGCACGGATCCCCTCAATTTCGGCTTTAACCTTTTCTATTCCCGATTTCATTACTTCGATTTGTGTCTCTTGCATTGGATCAGGTTGAGCATTAGCAGAAGCAGCTTCCATTTCTTCCACAATTTCATATTTCGATTCAATGTTAGAAGCAAGGATAGCGTGCTTATCAGGGAAGTTAATGCCGTACTGTTTCATTTCCATGATCTTATTGAATTCAGTATCGTCCGTAACATCACGGTTTTGCGTCTCAGAAGTAACGACATCGAATTTACCAATGGTTAAATCGTTTTCAATGGATCCATCAGGACGTTCTTTGTTAACAACAAGCGTACTTTCCACTGGTTTACCTAATCTGTCTAATTCAGTAATACGGATCACTCTTTCACCGTCATAAAACTTTTGAATGAGTTCTAATAACTTTCTACCTAATATGCGTCTCGTATATTTCAGATTAAAGAGTGCCATATCTAATTGTTGTTTAGCAATGCGGTTCTTTGCCTTAATAGCAAGAGAAGATACTTCATCAGAGTTAATACCCATAGAGACATCTTGCAGAATAGAGTCTTTTAAAGCAGTAGAAGCAATCTGAAAAGCCGTCTCAAATCCTTGCGGAATTTGATTAGGTGTAATTTTTTGAGGTGCAGTAGCTCCTTTTTTGATAACTACATGCAGACCCGTTTTAGATCCATTTTCTTTAAAGCTTTCTTCATCCATGTTAACAATACTTCCCTCTTCTGTGATCCAACCACCATTAGCAGAAGAATTAAGTACATGCATAAACGAGGAAATCGCTTTATTTCTCATTTCTTGAGGGTCAATAGCGTTATCTACTAAGCCTTGAGTCTTACCTCTACGAAAAATAGGAGAATAAAGAATGGTAGTAAAGGTATCAAACGGGCTTTCTTCATCAAAAAGCACCACGTTTTTAGTGGAAACCGTCCATAAAACCTTATTCATCATAATTTTTGCAGGAATAGCACCTTGATTAATGTATTCTTGAATAGCATTAGGAGATAAACCTTTCGATTTTCTCACTTCTCCACCGCTAAACACCAATACATCTGTGCGTTCTCTCACATTTCTTTGAACGTCGATAATTCTATAACGCTTAGTACCGATATGGTCCTTGCAGAGATAGTCTCCAAAATAGGTATTACGTTTAGCAGAGGTTGAAAAGGTATTTCTTTGTGTTTCGTTATCGTCTGTTCCAAAATCGGGAGATGGATCGTCGTTTTTCTCTACTTCCCTCCACTTTGCCTCACCATAATTTGCCATAATCTCATATTTGGTTAGCCATTTTGTATTAATACAGAAAGACCAATCTTTAGGATCATAAGATTTAGCGTCAGGATCAGGTATAACGTCATAAGGATCAGGCACTTCTATCTTGATATCTCCTTGTTCTGGATTTTCGTCAAAATCCATTGTGACGTTTAAGTAACCACGTTGTTGAATTACACCGTCTTGAAACATCAGATTTTCTAGGAACTCATAATTGTTATTCGATAAGACGTTTTTAACGACTTTGGTATGAACGGTTGCAAGTGCATTATCCGATCTTCCACCAGCAGGACGATAAGCAATATCAGAACGATTATTTAATTGATAAGAGATAGCCTTGTTTACGCCAGGTTGAATGTCGTTTAATTCATAAGTAGGACGACCAGACTTATCCAAATAAGCAGCATCTTCCGGTGTGTACTGTTCGCCAGCTCCGAGATAGAATTGCTCCAATCGCTTAGCTTTCTTGCAATAATCATCATGCCCCTTATCTTTAGCGTATTGGTACAATTCCCATAATTCGCTTGCTTTCATTAAATCATTCATAGTACATCCTATAATTATTATGCTGTCTGTCTATTCAATCCAGAGCTATTAGAGCTATACCGCAAACTTTGCATCCATTTAGGGATAAGCGGTTTTTCCACTGTTGCAAATCGTTTCATCATTATTGCGTAACGTAGAGCACAAATAGTGTCATCACCTTCTTTTACTATTACGCCGTTCTTTCTATGATATTGCCTTAATTCGTCTATTAATTCAACACAGTTAGAAAAGATCTTTAACTTACCCTTTTCAAATCGTGACATCATTTCAAGAATACCAGCCTCAACACTATTACCCCCTTCTTCAAAGGTTGCTCTTTGATCGAGCATCTTGAAACCTGCTTCTTTATATTGCACAGCCAATTGTTCTCCACCACCTTTTTCATGTTGCAGTCCGTCATGTGGCCATGCGTACTCAATATTTCCCCACGACTTCACAGCAGAATAGATTAAGTCAGCAGGAGTTTCTTTTACCCGATAACAACAAACGACATAGATTACATCGTGATCACGATCCCAAACCATTTTAATAACACCAGTAAAGTGAGCCCATCCAAAGTCAATACCACCTAATACAGCCCAATGTTTAGGGATCTCAATAGGAGTCATAATTACATTGTCTATATTTATAGGAAAGACTAAGCCAGATCCAAAGATTGGAATACCATAAGCTCTAGCGTCTCGTTCGTGTGGAGGATAATTATTTACAATCTCTTTTCTTCTATGCTCAGGATAGTGCAGTGCGTCCATAATCCCCATTTGCACGTACTTGCATCTATTCTTTAATTCCGGTTTTGGTTCTTTATAGAAGCGTTTAATCACCGAAGACATACCAAATAAAGGAGTTGCAGTAACTACAATTAATCCGTCTAATTTATTAGTTCTAGTAAGTCCTTCAAAGAAAATATCTTCAGGAGGCTCTTCATCAAACCATACATAGTTAACGGTGTCTGATGCCCATTTTTCACAACCCTGAGCATAAGCAGCAAACTTTATTATTGAGTTTTGTCCTGATACGTGTTTAACCACGATAGAAGAAAGAGCACCTTCACATCCAGGATTAAAGTTGTAATCAACAATGCAATCAAATGGAATGGCTTTTGTTCCCATTGTGGTTTTATCAATGGAAGAACCGATTAATTCTTTTTGAATTCCTTTCGTATTAGTCTCATATGTAGGAGATCCACAGATAGCTATAAAAGGACCAGGACCATCAAATACATAACCTTGCCAATCAGCAGGATATTTTCCCGTTGCATGAATAGCAAGTTCATTTGCTCCCGCCAATGTTTTACCTACTTGATTTGCTGCCATGAATAGACGCTCTCTAAAAGTAAGTCCAGCATTATGGAATTCACGCTGCTTAGGAACGGGGTCGTAACGAGATAGAGCATTACGTCTATACTCTAATTCTTCTTTTTCTTTAGCAGCTTTTCTTTCATCTAATAACTTTAATAGAATGCGTTTTCTTGACGGATCGAGGTGATCTATTAAATCTTGATAGGATAGTAATTCTTCTTCTTGTTCTTTATTCATAAATTAATCAATAGCCGTTCGATTGAATAACTAAACTTTATCAAAAGTATTGTCTAATGTATAGATCAGTTTATAATGAATACGCAAGCACATACTATAAGACAAAAACACTCCAATCAAATAAGCATAATATATTGCTTACTTTTTATCTCTATTAAATACTTTATACAATCCATAAGCAACCAAAGACATTCTTATAGCACATGGAACGACTACCATAAGGCAATATAAGACTATGATTGCGTTAATGTAATTCTCCATTCCCATTAAACACCATCCGTTTTAGTAATTGGATGAATGACCCACATATCATCACAAAGCCTACGCTTATCTGTAAACCACTTTTGATCCATTTTGAAATAACCGTCATCTCCCCATCTGGTTCCCCAAGAATTTCTTACATGAATTATTGGCACAGATTCTCTATCGTCATACCCAACTGCTACAACAGCATGCCCACCAACAATAGCGTCTCTATCGGTAGGTAAACGTAATACATGCCCATTTGAATAATCTTCTGAATCGAAATAATCTGGAACTGCAAATCCAAATATTACAGGCAAGCCATTAGACAAAGCAATCTTAATATCTTTTAATGTTGTAACTCTTTCATATCTCTCTATGATCGTAGTCATATCTAATGCTTCCTCGTAGCAAGAATCAGAAGGCTTTACAGCAAATTTGGAGATATCATATTCCCACGTATACTCGTTGCATACACCATACTTGATTAAGCCTTTTATGCAATCACGTAACATTGCACCAGCGTCAATATCAACAGAATTTTCAATTAGGCGTGCGTTGTAATAAACAAATAACCGAGACTTTGGATTGACATCTAATACTATTTCAAAAGCAGAAGTAACAGCGTTTCCTGTGCATGAACCAAGTGAGCCCTGATTTTCTATCGGATTATCTCTTCCCATTATTTCTACATGATCAGGAAGACGAACTCCAAAGGAAGAAGTAGCAGAGAAATATAAATCCCGATGATCCGACACATCAGGAACCCAACCATAAACACGTTCAGTCATTATTAGATACTCCTTTAATACAATAACAGAATACCAAATAAAAAAGGGACTATAAAGCCCCTTTTAGTAGATAAGAATAAATTTAATCAATACATGCCGTGATATCTGCTAATACAATTGGCTCTTGTATAACTATCTTGAATAAATTCTTTTCTCTCTTTTGAATGAAAATTACATTCATCGACTGATAAATTATATTCTTGATAATCGTTTCTTTTCATAAACTTGACTGATTCAGATAACCCGTTTAATGGAGTCATACAGCACAGCACATTAACGTTTTGATTAAGGAGACTTAAACACTGTACAAAAGAAAGTGGAGGCTCTTCATCAAAATAAAACGAGTGTACGTTATCATATTGCTTTAAATCTCCCAAATAGCTTTCATATGATATAAATATGATCTTGCCTTTTATAAAATCTGATGATGCATATTTCGGAATTCCTCCTTCATACGTGATGTTAATATTATTTCCCATAAGGCATTTTAGTTTATCAGCAAAAACTTTTAAACCAAATGAATTATAGGTTGCATAAACAATATCGCAAAAAGCATGGTCTATCTGAACATAGCGATAAGGAGGAAATGCTTGATCAAAAATTTTCTTATTCTTGTTTCTAAGCAGATTCACTATTTCTGAAAGAATGATGGTCGTTTTACCTGTCTGATTTCCAGCTAACACCAGTCTTCTTTTTTTATCAGAATGGATCTCCGATTTTACGGGACTATATTTAGCAATATGATCGACCTTTAATACATGATCATTACTTTTACCAGTAATGTATGCAACGCTAGATAAAGGTATGATATTTATTGAAGCATCCGAATTGCTTTTAATAATGAGCAAGTCGTTCTTTGCTTCAATGTCGGAATAATTGCAGACGATTTGTTTACTGTCATTTAAAGTAAACGTGATTTGCATTGACGGATTGAGTAGTTTTAATTGCTCTTTAAAATTAGAATACTCATTGGTATAAGACGGGTTCATAGTGGTTCTCCTTGTATATATATTGAAACCACTTATTATCTTGACACAATAAAATACAATGTCAAATTACTTATTACCTATTTTCTTAGCCTCTATCACTTCTATATCCGTTACATCTTCCGCTACTCTCTTTACTATATCCTTAGGTAGGCTCTTTAAGAATTGCAGTATCTCTTGATCCAATGCGTCAATAGATCTTTCCGGAGTAATATTTTCCGTTCTCTTGATAATTAAGCCGTTCAATTCTGCTTTCTTAGAAGTGCACAACACCATTGTTTTAGCGTCTCTCTTTTCCCTAGCAATAGCATGAGCCTCTTCATAATCACGAAAGGCTTCTTCCACACCATACTCAAACGACTTTACCGCTTTCTTTGAGAAGAAGTCTTTAAAGTATTTAACCGCTTCTGTTACAGCAGGAATAGCTTTAGTTTTAGATGCATTAACACGTAGGGTTTCCATGGTATCGTTATCTCTACCATAGGCTATTTTATAACACATGTAATCGGTCATGTTATCAATCCCCGCACGAGACAATAACATTGCGAAGTGCTCTTGTTTCTTGGTTATCTTTTTTCCGATTGCTGCTTCTAGATCCAAGGACTGAATATAAGGAGACACCCATTGCGTTTTACCCGAAACAGGCTTATCGTCTTCTTCTTCTATAGGCGTGCCATCCATCTCATTATTTGCAGTGCTATTACTCATAAAAGTACCTCTTTGTTAATCTTTTTTTATTAAATACGTTTACCAACATAAGAATAGTATAACCGTGCATTTTTTAAATGAAAAGACCCGCTTTATTGCTTGTTTTAGCACTATAAAGGACTACCCCGTACTACCCCACCCCTCATTAATAGGCGTGCGATAAGATCACTCATTGTCTTGCTATATTGTTGTTTTATGCAACTAACACAAGCAGACCATTTAACACCATTAATTGAAAGGAGATTAACCACACTAAGGCAGACGTTAATAGACACGGCTTTATCAAGCGATTAAGACCATTGCTTTATCAAGCGTTTAATGCCCACACACTAGGCGTGCGTGTTTAAAACCATTAACAGAGGTGCGATCAGTGGAAAGGCTTGTACCCAGAAATGTGTATATATCTACGCCTTCCCAAATCCCGCACCCCCAAAAGAAAAGCCTACCCCCGGGAGTACCCCTTGCTGTTTTTCATCCAAGCGTCAGGCTTCTAATGTCTTCCCAACCCCAGCACACCAATAAAGCCGAGTAAACCCGGCAGATCGTCCGTCTATCGTTGCGTTATGGCACTGCGATAAGGCACTAAGGAGCAATGCGTTATGGCGTAGAGAGGGCGTGCTTTCATTTCAATGATAGCGTGCTATGAATGATACTAATGGCGTGCGATTAATGTTATCAAAGGCGTGCTATTATTATGATAGTTTACTACTTGCAATTTTCTATTTAATTGCGAAGAGATTTAAAAATAATTTTTGTCTCAGCCCGTGTTTTTTCGTGCCTCTTTTTTTCTTTTCTCTTTTTCTCCTCGAAAACACCCAAAAATACCCCGTAAATCAATTGTTTTTTATAATAGGCGTGCGTTAGATTATTAGTGGAATGACTATGATTCACGAATATTTTACTTTTTATTAGTATTAGTAGTTTTAGCTTTAGGTAAATAGTGTGGACGTTGACATAAAATAGGCGTAAATTTAACCAAAATTATTATTTTTGCTAATAAATTGTGGAAATGGTGAGAATAAGAAAGACGGGATCTAAACAGACTTGGTTTTTATTACGCTTTCCTCTCTATTTCTTCCCGCTTTCCCACAATTTTAATAATACTCTCTCCTATCCTTGGTAGTAAGCATTGCTTCTAATGATAGTAAGCTCTCCTCTCAATGAGTTAAACGTCCTGCTATTAATAAAATGAATGTCTATTAATGAGTTAAATAGCCTTGCTTTGAGTGTATGCTGTGCGGTGAATGAGTAAATAGATCGGCTTTTAATGGTTAAACGTCCTGCTGTGAATGATAGTGCGGTGCGGTGAATGAGTTAAACATCCTACTATGAGTGTAAGTACTGCGTTTTATGAGTGTAATAGGCGTTCTGTTAATGGTTTAATAGCAATACACCTGATCTCTCTAAAGACGTGCAATTAATGATAGGATTGACGTGCTATCTATGATGTATAAGGCATGCATGGATCCAATACAATGAATACAATACACATACATGAATACCTTATAACATCCTATAAGACATAAGACACAATACGGGATTCATAACACATAAGGCATAGTAATACATAAGACACAATACCTAATGCATAAGATACAATAAGACAGGATGCATAAGGCACAATTCATTTAACATCCTTTTATAGAATATTAAATAACAAAACATCCTTCGGATTTGGTTATGTATTACACTACGCTCCGCTCGTTCATAAAGACAATTAAAGAGGTTTGGCTAAACTTCCTATGTCTTCTGCAATGAGTTGCTTTAGTGCTTTAACGTAATTGGTTCCTATTCGACAAACGTCATAATATAAACCTGGACTAGCATACTGTATTGTCCATGATGTCTGTCTTACTGCTTTTAACACGACTTCCTTATCTGCTTTAAGCTCTTGGCTTGCATACTGTAAGGCACATCCCTCTTGCTTGACTGCTGCTAGAACTACTTCCTTATCATTCTTCAGTGCATCGCTTGCATGTTTGAGTGCTAGCCCGTCTTTCTTTACTGCTATAAGCAATTCGTCTTTATCATCAATAGTCATGCGTTGCTCCTTATAGTGCAATGGCTCGTTGCTTTGCTTTGTACGGCACGGGAACAGATTCATTCAACTTGATACGCTCAAGATGACTCCTGTATTCTTGTGAGTTGAGAAACAATAAGATCTTCTCTAACGTCAATCCAATCATGATAGCAAGTCTTCCGCTTACTGCTGCTGTGTCTTTGGTATCACTATTAGATAAATAGACTTCATCACCTTGTCGTTTCATTGTGATACATGTTGAGATATAGTTGTAAATTTCCAACAAATCCATATCTTCTAGAAAATCATTGTATTTCATGGTGTAAGCATGACTCTTCATCATCCGCTCACAAATTCTCTTTCCACGTGTGTTATAGATGCAATGATGGACTAACTCTTCAGCAGTTAAAAAGACCATTTGCCTTTTAAACTCTTGTCTTAGTGCTATTAATTGAGGATCAAATCGTTCTTTAAACATAATAAAAAAAACCTTTCTTGTTATGGAAAGGTTAAATTATACTCCTATAATGACTTAATTTTTATCGGTTTGTAATTTATTTCTAATTCTTTTTCTAATAAGGCTCTTTCCTTTATTGCTTCATACCATTGCTCTGCTGCGTGTATCTTTAAACAGTCCAGCTTATTGACTGGAAAGCTACTAAACATATGGAGCTTGTCATCGTTCGGGATGTTTCCGACAAAGACGTGGTGCGTTCCCTTATCAAAGAGCTGTTCGTTCATACAGGTATAACGACTGGCTTTGTTTTTATAAAACACAATGCAATACGAATCCTTGTGCTTGCCTATTGGTTCTCTTTTAACGTCAAACAATTTAATCAGTTTCATAGTCGTCCTCCTGTTCTCTTTATTGCCAACGCCTTTTCTAACGCTTTATCACAATCCATCTTTATAGAGTCTTCTAGTGCTTTACGCTCTCTCATGATACACAATCCGTTTTTATGCACTGATTGATACCATTTTTGGTAATCAATATCACCTTTAGAATTGTGATAATCTAAAACATTTACATTATCTTCACTTAGTTCTATATATTCTAAACAGTCATTCAAAGTTTTAATTTTGTTTCCACTAAAATCAAATGTTTCTCCATAATCAAATGCATCAAATGCTATGGTCATATCATTAACAAATCGAAAGCACTCTTTAGGAATATCATCTGTTTTCACTTCTAGATAAAATGGATTGTTTATTCCATTTGCATCATCTCTAGCTTTATTTAATATCTTAATTGCCATTAATAATATTGGATCTCCTTTCTTGTATATCATAACCACTCCTTCTTTGTTGTTTTTATATTATCTACTGGTATTGCTTGTTTTAATTTCATACGCACGTACCAGACTTCAGCTCTACCTTCAAGATCACGTAAATCTTCAAAACTTATATTATGAGCTTGTATCATAATGCGTTTCTTTATAGCTTTATCATATTGTGATCTTTTAAAAGATAAAAACGCAATCCAAATATATGTATGATAATTTAAATTGCTTGGCAATGGTAGACTTATTACCACCCTAACAGTCCTACCGTCTCCACTTGCACTACTTCTATTTACTTTGAATAATTTTATCTTCCCATCCGTTCTACGCTTTCCCTTGTATTTAAGCTTCATAATCGTCCTCCAATAGTATTAACGCTCTTCTCTTTTCCTTTTGAACCAATTGCTTTCTTCAACAATTTTCTCTCTTCTTTTGCTATTAAATGCTTTACTGCATCAACACAATTTGCACAAATATTATCTGATACGAGTTGTTTAATCTTCTTTTTTAATACGACATCTATATAATCTAAATTATATTCATAATCTTGCAACGCATTAAGCACTATTTCTTTATCTTTTTTAAGTCTATTTTTAGCAAACTTTAGAGCAAATCCGTTTTTCTTTACTACTTCTAAAATAAATTCCCTATCGTTTCTAATAGTCTTGCTTGCATATTCCAGAGCAAAAGTGTTATTATTAATTGCTGCAAGTACTACTTCCTTATCTGATTGAAATTCAGCACGTACATAAGCTAGTAAATATGCGTTTTCTTTAACTTCTTTTAATACTTCATTTCTATTCAGAGATCTCCTTCTACTGAACTCACTTTTACTATACATTCCTATTTGTCCCTTAATTCCTGAAAGACCAGGATCTCCACATACCCCACCCAAATTGATATTTTGATTCATAGCCTGCCTCCTATTACCTTATTGTCATTCTTTTTCTCTTCTTTAACGCCAAGCTCTTGTTCTAATAACGCTTTTTCCTCTTCAGATTTTTTGTGAAGTTCTATTTCTTTAAATGCCAGCTCAAGCAATTCAATTGTGTAATACTTTATTCCTTCACATTCGAGCGGTTGAACAGAAGTTTTCATAGCCTCATCAAGCAACTCCTTATAAAATATTTTTTTAACTATCATCATAATGTTCCCCGTTTAGACGATGTATTCAAGCACTGCTTTACGATCCCTTCTAATAGCTCAGCCTCTTTGCGAGACAACACAATCGCAGCAGCCTCTTCATACGTCAGATCAGAATTGATGTAAATTCTTGTGTCTTCCAAGTAATAAGTTAACATTGATCCTGGTATGTTGAAAAACTTATCAACGAATACGTCGTACTGTTCATGCTCTAGCTCTTTCATAAACGTTGTATAAGTGTGCTTAGGATTAATTAAAGGGTGTAATTCGTCGTATTTATGCATACCAAATGGTTTATCGCTGCAATTCCAAACCTCAAAAGAGTCTTCATCCAAGTGTTCAAGCAATTCTTGATGTATTAAATTGACATACTTTAATTTCATTGTCGTTCTCCTTATTGTTTTTATTCTGAATACTTTATCAATCCATTACACTCTCTAATCCTCTTCAACTCATTGTGAAATCGGCATATCTTTCCGCGATAATCTAGTACCTGTTCAATTGTTAGGTTTGGAGGGTTATATTCCACATCTATAACTTCGCTCAATTGTAAATAATCTAATATATCTACCTTTTTAATAAAGAAATAGCACAAGAATTTTATTATTGGATTAGATGTCTCGTCATGTATGTACATGTTTTTGCCATCAGTAAACGTAAATTGATCTTTCTTTAATATTTCAATCGCATTTAAAACCAAATTGTCATTTTTGCTATAAATCATTTTACTTCTCCCTTATTTTATAATTTTCAATTAACATTATAATCTATTAATAATAAAAAGCTTTGCCGTCTGTCATACGTTATAAAATTTTTATGAAATGTTATAAAAAATAGTTGATAAATTATAAAAAAGAGTTATACTAATAGTAGGAAATAAGAAAAATAAGGGGAAATAAAATGGATTTACTTAATATTGATTTAAAAGAGTTTATTTTTGATACAAAAACGGGAGACTATCTTGATATTTTTAGTGAATACTTTGAAGAGGATTATGTAAACAAAAGATTTATACTTAGCATGATAAAAAATAAAGAAATTGACTTGCAATCTTATAAATTATTAAAAGATTATTTAAATAACGAGCTGATAAAGTTCAACAGATTAAATATAGAAGATAAAAGGGAAAATAATCTTAGCGATGAAGAGAAAGCAGTATTTGATTTATATTATGAATTTTACGAAGAAGAAGACTGTTACATAACAACTCACAACTTTTCTACAGTTAAAATAATTTTACAGCAACTGGAAGACTCTAAAGAATATTACGAAGAAATAGAAATGCTTGAGAATGTTACAAAGGCAACAAGTACAAAAAAAGCACCGACCAAACGCCTGTAAAACTGAATGAGTGAATTAAAATGGATTGCCGTTAGGTAGTCCATTTTTGTGCAATTATTTAAAAAATACCTTTCATCGGTTTTTGACCTTTCATCGGTTTTTGACCTTTCATCGGTTTTTGACCTTTCATCGGTTTTTGACCTTTCATCGGTTTTTGACCTTTCATCGGTTTTTTACCTTTCATCGGTTTTACTTACTTAGAACTAAGGTTTGGCGCTGAATACGGGGGTTTGGCGCTGAATACGGGGGTTTGGCGCTGAATACGGGGGTTTGGCGCTGTGGATAATTTATAACAAATAAGGAGAATAAATGAACAACGATCAATTATTACAAAGTCAAGACTTGCAAAACATAATAATGGAAGTACAAGAAGGAATATTTACTTCTCTTCCCACTGTTAGAACTAAGCACGAATTAATTACAATAATCAATGATAGCCAGGAGGGTGGAGTTTTCTTATGTTTAGAAAGAGAATTTCAACAAGATAGGGATATAGCTCTAGCATGTATTAAACAAGAGGATTGTGCTTATATCTACATGATAGATTCTTTTAATTCTCTCTACGCATCAGACAGAGAGATAGCTCTAATTGCGATTAAAAACTATCCCCGTATGTATATCTTTGCACCGTACTCCATTCAACGGATTAACGAGGCGTTCTTTGCGTTCTTTGAGTGCATTAAAACAAAGCAAGATGTGTTCTACTGTGTACACCTACCCAAGGTCTTTGCTAAGCGTAAAGAGTACATGCTCGTTCTGTGCTCTAACTGTCTTAACTACTACCATCAATGCAACCTAAGCCTCAAGATGGACGTTGATATCATTAAAGCGTCTCTGAACAATGCATCATTCCTCTATCATCTTTCAAGCAATAGACAGTCTCAGATCAAGCGTGTAAGCGCTCAGTACCATCTGACCAACAAAGAAGCGTTCCAGCACATCATTGATGAGAAGACATCGAAGAAAGAACGCACTGCACTACTAAAATGCACCAAGACACCAGCTCCAGCTACTTCCATCACTAAGAGGCTCTAAAATGCAAGAAATACTACACACAGATCCAGCATTTAAACTGGCTATCAAATCAATTAAAAAAGAAGACTATCAACGTGGGATTACAACAATGCGTATGTTCTACAATATAGATGGACTGTATTCAAAGAAGATAAATAGATGGTCTTTCGTGAAACAAAGCATGGAGAATAAGAATTATAGAATAAGGTTTACTCAAGACATAAATGGAGACAATTTATTATTGTTAACTTTAAATAACGGTAAGAATGAAGATGGAAGTCCAAATATTGCTAGCGTTATGTTTAAGATATCTGGTGATTATGAACATTTTGTTGCACTGTCGGTTTCGCTAAAAGAACAGAAAATCTTATCTGACATAAAATGGCGTCCTATAACTAATGCAAATAGAAGACGTGTCAGAAAAGAAATGAAAGCGATCAATGAAAAATACGATCCAAAACGTCTTTAATGGAGTAGTTCCATGCACATGCGTAGAAGCGTTGATATTTCAGTAAAAGACGACATTTTAGATTACGTATTCGATTCTATAACTGAAATAGAATTTAGAAATACAATGAACCAGCTAGTAAAAGACGTCAATATCAAACAATTTGCAAATCTAACAAAAAAGCAATTTATTAATCAGTACGTTAAAGATAAGCCTGCAAAGATTTCAATGAACTGGAATGATGAAAATAAATCTCATTTTCTACAGTTCGTAATATTTACAGAATCATTAAAATTTAACCGCTTCGTAATAGGTATGTTTTATATACCTTTTGGTTATGATGATTACATAGCAATGCAAAGTGCTGATGAAGAAAAACATACATTAATAGATGTATTAGAAGAGCAAGATAAAGTAGAAAAACCAGTTGATAAGACTGGTTCCTCCATAAATACATCCGTTAAATCAGTTAAACGCTTGTAATCACGCTGCTTTTTTCAATTCTTTTTCTAACTTTTTTGCATTATTATCATCAACACGTTTTTGCTCGAAATCTATACGTGCTTTCGATATATTGACGTAATTTACATCCAACTCACAGCCGATATACTTAAACCCCTCACGGATAGCCGCTTTTCCAGTGCTTCCTGACCCGTTAAACATATCAAGCACCGTACCACCCACTGGAGTGATCAAACGGCATAAATACGCCATCAAATCTGTAGGTTTCACCGTCGGATGTACGTTCTCTCTTACAGGAGTTTTAATAGGACTTCCGTCTCCTCCTAATCTTGCTCCTTCAATAAGATTTCCAGTAAGACATCCAGTCTTCTTACTTTCAAACTCTTCCAATCCCTCGTTGCGATCACGGTTATTGCACTTCGCTGAATAGAAATAACGGCTTGCTGATGATCCAGAAGTATTCGGAAACACGCTTAAAACCTCTGGAGAGCCATCGTGTATCAAATTAGCAGGAAAGCGTCCAGCACATTCATTTCCGTTTTCAAGATCAATTTGTGCTTTATTATTATTATTACCTACTCCAAACATCCCTTTATCAGACTTGTTTTCTCTAGCAAGCTCTTTAAAACTTGCACCACCAACCCTACAGCCGTCAATGTTCAACGAACCTGTACCGAACGTTAAAACATTCTCTGCAATCGTATTAGCCTGAATTGGCTTACGAGCTAGACAGATATCTTCATGTGCTGGCTTTAAAGCTGTACCAAAGCCATTCCATTTTTTAGCGTTTTCAGTTGCTGGAGCTGTGATGTTAATAGTCTCGTGAACATCATTTTCTTTTAACGTTTTATCAAATGACATACATCCTTTAACTTGTGAGTTTTTTCTATCGTTATTAGAAATTCCAACTACCTCACGCACTCCTCCTTCTAACTTATCAATCGCTTTACTTATGTTGTGAGATTT